AGAAGACACAAAATATGCAAAAAGATTTTATTATCGAAGAGATAATCAGACTCATGCAAGGGAACCAGAGAAAAGCTAAATCATTATCCCTGATTAAGCCGAACCCTGATGCGGTTCGCGAAGGTTTAAGAATGAGCAAGGCCGTTTGCGCTCAGCAGCAGGAAGTAGTAATGACACCGTGGATGAAGAATCTACTCGAATATTGCGGTGATTTAAAAGATGGCGAAAGACTACTAATTGACCGTGCTGGTAAGACCAAAGCGGAAGATCTCCTAGCTCGTGTCGTTAAGGCTGCACTCTTAAAGTTTAATGGTGCAGAGACGACCCAATACGATGAAAATGCTAGTGTATTTGACCCAAAGAATTATAATGTAGATTGTTGGATACAAAACAAATTTGGTGACTACATTTGGGATATTAAAGAGGGTCAAGCTAAAGAAAGGGCTGAGGCGTTGCAACAGTATGAGAAACCGACTGAGCTTACGACTGAGAAGATGATTAACATGATCCGTCGTGATATTGTACTTCAAAAAGCTATAAAGTTTGTTGTCGACGTGTACCCATATGTTAAAGCAGATCGTACTATCCATAACATCAGTGCACCATTTATGAATAAAGATAGTAACACAGGGTACCCTTATTTCCGAAATGATAGGAAACAAGTGCCAGGTTCCGATGAGACATGGGGCCGCAGAACCATCACTGAGGCTGAACAAATAACTAATAACATGTCCAACCCTTGGAAGATCTGGCCATACAATGTTTATACGGTATGGGCTAGAAATCAAAGAGGTAAGGGTAGAGCGTTAGAGGCTCAATCCCGCCTTGTGAATTTAGTGTGTAATTCACTACAAGCTCCAGCAATAGCTAAGCTTAAAGAATTACCTGAGTACGTCGGTCTGAACGATGATCAGGCTCAGAAAGATGCAATGATTAAGATGGGTGAATTCTGTGAACAAAATCCTGAATACACCTGCGGTAACTGGGATCAATCAGCTTTTGATCGCCATATCGGTGAAGGTTTGGTTAACCTTGCAGCAGCAATCAGACAAACTAAGTGTAATGGTTCGCTTGCTAAAGAATTAGCACTCTTAAGATATTGCCAAACGCAAAAGGGCTACTGCATCGACGGTGCTAATAATAAACTCAGCGTAATTTATGGTCGAACAATGAGCGGTGACATAGATACTATGGACCAGAACACAGTAATCAATTTCTTAAATGATGTGTATGGTAACATGATCACCGACGAGAACTATTCAACTAATGTTCTGTATCGTACCCGTTACCACGGTTTCTACCTTGGTGATGATGATTTATCAATAGGTAAACGCAGTCCTAAAGCTAAAGCTAATTATGTTTCGAGTAGTAAATACTTCTTACTTGAAGTTAATGAAAAGAAGTATGCTCATGGTTTATTCTTTTTACAATTTAGAGTCATTAAAGTAAATGGAAAATACTATATGATCTACCCATGGGATCGTGTCCTTAGAAGCATGCTATCTAAGGAAAATAAGAAAGGTCTAGGGCCTGTTGGTTGGGCTGTCGCAGGTTGGCAGCAACTAAGTAAGTGTGCCGAGTGGGATCAAGCACTTATTCCCGTTCTGAATATAATCTTACCTCTAGACAAAGATGGCTTATTCCTTGATAAGCCTATTTCTTGGATTAAGGAGCAAATCCATAAAGAAGACCAAGAGGCGCGACAAAAAGATAAGAATGCAAGATCCACGGCAAGTATTCTTAACCAAGGTAACCCACAGCAGCAGAGTCAGTTCACTGAGCAAGGTGATGACTTTGATTATGGTTTCTTGGGTGACTTGCAATCTAAACTTAGAGCCGCAATCGTTCCTAATTTCTGGGAATCTCTTGGCTTCAAGACGCC